TACTAATCTTAATTCAATTAACTCTAGGAACCTAGAAGGAATAGTAATACTAGAATTGCTACTAGCTACTGAGAAGCCTTCTAAAGCCTCTAAAGGAGGAACACGAAGTTTCTCATAAACCTTAGCTTCAGCCATNTGAATGAATAAATCAAGCTGAGTATCGGTTAAATCTGTTCTGTTCAGCCAATCCGCAATATTTGTGCGTAATGTAGCTTGATCTATGATGGCCATATAGGGCTCCTAAATTAGTTAGTAATACATAAGATGAGGATATTTAAACTTCATGATATGTTTAAACTTTCTCATTTCTTCAGGTTGGATATTCTTATCATGGATATTAATTCCATACTTTGTCATAATATCTAATGCAATTGTATCTGGTACATTGCAAAACGGTTTAAATCCTGAATCGATTCGCTTGTTTTTTTTACCGAACTCTCTTTGAGCTTTCGCCCATTCTAAATGAGGCTCGATATCTTGTACTATACCAATGCCACTGGCATCTGAATGTACTTCATAATCTTTAAATAATTGTTCTCTTATTTCTCTCATCTCTCATCTCTCATCTCTTTATTATTCTTACCGACAAAGACTCTTAGAATCTTTCTTGGTAAGAATAACCCCCACCCGAAAGCAGGGGTTAATTCAACTTTGCTTAACCTATTAAGTTAAAGACACATCAATGATAACACCGTTACCAGATGGACTCTTAGCTTCCAAAGTACACTCGTGTACCATGTAAGAACGTAAAGAGTCACCGTCTTCGTTGATATCACGGAACTGAATCGGACGAAGAGTTGCAACTGATAATAGAGAAGGATCGTAAACGAACACTTCAGTATCATCCATTAAGTAGTTGTGAACTAACTCAACATCACCAAAGTCAGATTCATACAAATCAACTGATTGGCGTAACTTGCCCTTCTCATCAATATTTCTACGAGTATTCATAGAAGAAGTATTAACTAAGTTAGAGAAGTTTACTTTGTTAGCTGTTGACATCATTACTTTAGATGGAGCTGCAGAAGTTTCGCCGTTAATTTCACGAAGAATTTCATTGATGCTTGCTAAAGTAAATGGCTCAGAAGCCTTACCAGTACCAGATGAAGATGCAACATCAGAACCATCACCAGCAGCTTGTGTCACTGTTAATGATCCAGAAGTTACAGATGCAACAGATTCTGCTACACCAGCATAAGACTGGTATCCGCCCATCTTACGAGCGTATGCTTGAATGCCACCTGAGGCTGAAGAGCCTTGCGTACCTTTAGTTTGAGCAGACACTAAAGTCTTCTCAATGTCACGCATGATTTCTTTACCTCGCTTCTCAGTCTGATATTTGAATTCAGACTTACGTCCAGCCTTGTCTACAGCTTCAAGAGAACCAGAAACACGAATACCTTTAGTAAAGATCTGTGCCTTGTTATCAATCTTCTGTACAACAGGACCGGCAGATTCTGCGAAGCTTGAACCTTCAACTGCAGCTTGCAATGCAGCAGCAGCTAAAGTGTCAGTTGACCATTCGTGCGTAATCGCTGAAGCTTTACCTTTACCGATTGAAGCCATGAATGGAGTCATATCTCTAGAGATGTTAGAGATGTAATTTGCAAGGTCCTCACGTTGAGATCCTTGCGCCGAGTAACTGCCTGATATGGCAGTAGTACCAAATTTTGTAGCCATTTTGCTATCCTTATATTAAAACAGAGTAGTTAGCCAAACAAATTATCAATAGCATTATCAAAGAGAACTTTATTATCTTTCTCTGAGCCTTTGCCTTTGTTGAGTCTTTGCCTAGACTGTTCTACTGTGTTTGCTTTTTTAGTTGTTTTAGAAACAGGCTTTTTAGTTGAGACTCTTTTAATAGGAACCTTCTTTCGTTTTGTGGCTCCCTTAGAAGTTGTCTCAGCTAATCTTCGGAATTTGTCAACAAATGCTACAACTGCTGGGTCAACCATAGAATCAACAAGCTGTTCAGGAAGTTGCTCTCTTAAAGCAAACTGCCTATTGGCTTGTGCGACTTCTTCTGACCAATCTGGGATAAAGTTTGGAATAGTAGAATGAAACTCTTCAACTTGTTTATTGAATTGTTCAACTCTTCCTTCTTCAACCTTTCTTCCCATATTTTCCAGCATCGAATCTCTGCGACCTTTACGTTGAGAATATTCTTTAGTAGCTTTATTAAACTGTCTTTCAAGTTTAGAGGCTTCATAATCATCCTCGCTATAAGCGTCGTCAACTCTCTTTTCAAGAGCTGATAAGATCTTCTTGTCTTTATCATCTTGGTCTTGCAGCAATTGCGCATTAATTTGAGCAAATACCTGAGCGTCCGCTTTATAAGCGTCCAACTCTTTTGCCTGTTTCGCAAGTTCATCCCCTTTCTTTGACTGGTGTTGCTTAGTCTGATAATTAGCGATAAGCTCTTCCATGGATACTTCACTTGCTTCCCCATCAATCTTAACGGGAACCGTAAAGTCCATATCAATCTCATCGTCATCCAATTCATTAGTATCTTCTTCTTGGGTAGCGTCCTCAGACTCATCCTCATCTTCAACCTCTTCCTCTTCCTCATCTTCCTCAACTTCACCAACTTCATCAGCGTCCTCGTCAGTGTGTGGATCCTCACCTTCGAGTTTTTCTGTGGCTTCTTCGCTTTCTTGGGTAGCTGCTTCGGTATCTAATCCTAAAACATCATCCGCCAATGCGTCAAAGTCAAAGTCTTGAACTTGCGACTCATCCACTTGGGTAGCTTCGCTTTTTTGTTCTGACATATAGTCTCCTATTTTTAGTAGAAGGCCTATTTAAGGCCTCTCAATCAATCATCAAATAGTTCTTAAATAGAACTTCTCTTTTTTGCAACTGCAGCTTTCTTAGCCGGAGCTGGTCTTCTAGGCGCTACGGGAGCCTTTGCAGGTTTCGTCATAGCCTCTATGTTATTTCTAGCTGTTATTAAATCATTCAAAATAGCAGCCTGGGAACCAACACCTCTTCCTAATGCTAATACTCCAATAGCTGATTTAATACTAGAAGTTAACTTATCTATTGCTTTCTGTTCAACATCTGTCATCATTCATCCTTTATCGCTCGAGCTTTGTTATTTTTAGCAGTAATAGAGCGCTCGATGTTCTTCATCACTGCTCCTTGACTAATTGCTAACTTATAGAGAAACTCTCTCGATTCTGTTTCAAAGTGCTTAGTTTCTAGCCACTGTGTAAACAGTTGATTGAGAATATCCTCAGTCACCATAGTCATAGTATCTTTTATTTCATCACATTGGTAGCCTTTAGTCAAGGTCCTTTGTGCATCATCATAAACCGATACCTTTTTTGGTTTTCCATCAGGGTCTTTCTTATAACCCTGCTGTCTATTGTATTTTTGTGTCATCTATCTCTCATCTATTGTTGTTGCCCACCCATCATTGCTGATGGATCCATACCCATTTGCTCTGCCATCTGCATAGCTTGCTCAGGGTTTTCTATAGCAGCTTGGGCTAATTGCTCACCTTGCTGTTGTATCTCTGCTGCTTCTTTCTCTTGCTCTTCAGTATCCTGATAAAGGCTTTCAAAGTCAACAGGAACTTGTCTAGGCACTTGTGCCCCTTCAGTTCCTTGAGCTTTAACAGCGACCTCAGCCCACTTACGATTTGATTCATCTTGTGCTGTGAGTAACTGACGCTTATTATCAATCTTCTTATTGTCAATCTCAGCCTTCAAGTAACTAATATTAGCAGAAGCTGTCTTAGTATCAAGCTCTGCCTTAGCCAACTCTATCTGCTTAGCTTTCTCAGAAAGATCATTTGCCTCTTGTTGCTTCTGCTGTATCTGTTGTTGAGCAGCTTCATCAGCAGGATCTATTAAGTATCTAGTAGGATCTAGACCCATGTTTGCCACAATATCAGTTGCAAGATTAAATGCAGCCATTGGATTTATATATGCAGCTGCCTCAGGATCTTGGGCCATCATAGGAAGTAATTGAGCTATTTCATTCAATTTCATACCAGTGTTCTGATTTGAATTCTCCCCAAGGTTAGCTTGTATCTCAAGATCCATATTTGAAGGCATGGTCTGTAAATCATCAGCAGATAATGAAGCATAACCTTTGTCTGTCTTGTATCTCATAGGATTCTTTAAATTCGACTTCATCTCTTTCAAGACTCCACGACATAAATCCTTAATACCGCTTTCAACAAATCTTCTAGCAATGTGTTCAACACGAATTTGAGCAGCGTTCTGAGCGCCAGCCATCTTCTGCTCAGAGTTGCCAGAAACAAACAATGTATCATTTAATCCCATTGCAGTTTTAGTAAGCCCTGTTGATTGCTCTTTTTGCAAACCTAAGAACTCAAGCATTCCAGCTGTTCCTGGGCTTATTTGCTCAGGAGTAATCTGTTGTATAGCATTCGCAGGAGAACCGTTAGTAGCAATAATTTGCTTAGGTAATGGGTTCTGTAAAGCGGCAAAGTCTACTACATTAGGATCGGCTAGCGTTCTGCCGTAATTACCAAAATAAACATTCTCTACGAAGCCACGCATAACA